CGCAAACTCAGCACAGGCCATGTCGTCGAGCGCAGCCGTCTCGGCGATGAATTCGCTGACCTACAAGAACCAGGCCTTGGTGTACCTCAACGAGTGCCAAGGCATCCTGGAACAGATGCTTGCCCCAACGGGTCCGCTCGCACTATCTCAAGCCAATGCCACCCAAGCCCAAGAATCGGCGGACGCCGCAGCGGAATCCCAAAGCTCCACGCAAGACCTCCGAAACGAAGTCGCAGCCTGGCATTCGGCGATCCAAACCTACCTCACCCAAGCCGTCAACGCCCGCAACGGTGCCATTTCCGCAAGCGTGGACGCTGCTGGAGCCGCTTCTTCGGCGGCTGCGTCAGCTGGGGCGGCCTCCGACTCGGCGGTAGCTGCTGCGATCAGCGCCGCCACGGCGGCAGCAAAGAGCGGTTCGGCCGACTGGGGCAAGGTGTACGGCAATATCGCAGACCAATCGGATCTGGTTTCCGCTCTTGCTGCAAAGTACCCGAACAGCAACCCATCTGGGTTCGTTGACGCAACCTATGTCACGGGCCTGGGGTACATCACTTCGTCGGCGCTATCTCCTTATCTGCTTTCTTCCGCCGCTGCATCGACTTATTTCCAGATCCCTACCGGAAACTCCACGCAATACATCGCAGGTGATGGCACGTTGGTAACTTTCCCGTCTTCGGGTGCGTCGAATAAGCTCACCGCAACGGTCTACAACCAGACCGGAGCGACGCTCACCAAGGGGGCTGTTGTGTACATCAATGGAGCCCACGGGAACCTTCCGACGGTTGCAAAGGCACAAGCCAACGCCGAAAGCACATCATCCGGAACCTATGGCTTTGTGTCTGCCGACATTTCCGACAATAGCAGCGGAACGATCGTAATCTCTGGCTTGGCCGAAAACCTTGATACGAATAGCTTTGTTGATGGAGACAAGATCTACCTTAGCCCTACGGTTGCCGGCGGATGGACAACCACCAAGCCCGTGGCCCCGAACCACATGGTTTATCTTGGTGTCGTCACCCGTGCCCATCCGACGCTTGGGACGATCCAACTTCGCCTGGCCAATGGATTTGAGCTGGACGAGATCCATGATTGCCTGATCTCCGGCAAGGTTAACCTAGATCTACTGTCGTACGAGTCGTCCAGCGGCCTGTGGAAGAACAAGAGTTTCTCCACCCTAGGCCTGGCAACCCTGGCTTCGCCGGCGCTTACCGGAACTCCTACGGCGCCTACGGCCGCTACTGCCACAAACACGACGCAGATTGCCACTACGGCATATGTGAAGAACCAGTCTTATGCGACAACTTCACAGCTATCTTCCTATGCCACTTTAGCGTCACCTACGCTTACTGGCGACCCCAAGGCGCCTACTCCGGCTACGGCGGACAACGACACGTCAATCGCCACGACTGCGTTCGTCAAGAACCAGTCGTACGTCACCTCGTCTTCGCTGACATCAACGCTAGGATCCTATTACACGGCTTCGGTATCCGACGGACGTTTCTATCCGATCTCGTCGAACCCAAGCAATTTCATCACGTCGGCGGCCCTTTCCGGTCTGCTGGATCAGGCTAGCGCCGACAACCTCTACGTGAGCAAGAGCGGCGGTACGCTGAACGGAAGCGCTTTGCTGAATCTTTACGATTCTTCGTTTGATAGCGAGCTTGGGGGATGGGGTTTCGGCGTGGAGCTGACTGCCGACACGACGCAAAACGCAAGTGTGCAGTACAACGCCGTTGCCGTTCAGAACAGCAGCGGAACGATGAGCATGACGCCATCGGGTTTGACGTTCCCGGATTCGACGACGCAGGGCACGGCTGCCTCTCCGTTTGGAGGAGGTACGGTAGGATCTCCGATTACTGTGACTGGTTCCGGTGGATCCGTGTCACTCGGCGACTCCATCGGACTTGACCTCTCCGGGTCGACCGCCGGGGCCGGCGTCAAGTTCTCGGACGGAACGATCCAGTACACGGCCGCCACGGCTTCTTACGATACGCAGAGGGCCATGGCGGACGGCATAGCGATGGCCGTAAACTATGTGCCATACTACAGCAACTACATCGGCTTCGTGTTCAGCGGATCAATCCCATGCTTCATGCAATCCGTCCCATGGAGCTTGGTTGATTCCTACGGAGCGACCTATGGGTTCTCGTATTATTCATCTGGATACGCATACTTTTCTTCAGGCTGGTCTACCGGACCAATGTATGTCCGTGTGAATTCGACCACGTCCTCTATCCCGCTTCCATACTGATGAACATTAGCAGATACCCATACGACGGATTCGCCGGATTCATTGTCGGCGGAAAGGCCCACTTGATTGGTCCCGTCAAGAAAGACGATGTATATTTCTGCGCACCAGGCGTAGAGCCGTTGTTTTCTGAAACCCTTGAAGGCGTAAAGGCAATCGTTACCCAAAAGGGTCTTGCGATCATCGAGGACAAGCCGTGATGTCCGGAGAAGCAGAGGACATCCAGCGTCAGATCGTGGCAGCCAAGCGGTTGCTTCGCCTGAAGAAAGCAAAGGACTCGCTCCTGGACTTCACCAAGTTCACGCTTCCAGATCCGGAGAATCCGGACGATCACGACAAGTCACGCTATCAGGCCGCCAAGCACCACGAAGTGATCGCCGCCGCCCTTGAGGAGGTGGACGCAGGAAACATCAGGCGCCTGATCATCACGATGCCTCCACGGCATGGAAAGTCCGAGTTGGCTTCCAAGCGTTTCCCAGCCTGGTTCTTGGGGCGTGACCCATACCGCCAGATGATCTTCTCGACGTACAATGAGGAATTCGCACAGGACTTTGGGCGTTCCGTCCGTGAAACCATGCGTTCTCCGGTATTCCACCAGGTGTTCCCGGGATGCAAGCTGCGCACGGGTAGCCAGGCCGCCGATCGAATCCAGACCGATGAAGGAGGCCTGGCTGTATTCGTTGGCCGTGGAGGCGCCTTGACCGGCCGAGGTGCAGACCTCCTGGTAATCGATGACCCGATCAAAGACCGTGAAGAGGCCAACTCAAAGTCCCTTCGTGATAAGCTTTGGACCTGGTTCACCCAGGTGGCAATGACCCGTCTTATGCCTGGTGGGCGTGTGGTCATCATCATGACCCGCTGGCACGAAGACGACCTGATCGGTCGCCTGACGGACCCGTCCAATCCTTGCTTCAACAAGGACGAGGCCGCCAACTGGAAGATCTTGGCGTTGCCGGCTATGGCTGTTGAAAACGACCCGATGGGGCGCAAGCCAGGAGAAGCCTTGTGGCCTGAACGCTTTCCAATCGAGACCCTTGATCAAATCCGACGCCTTGATGCCATGGGTTTTTCGGCTCTTTATCAAGGGCAGCCTACGCCTGATGATGGCGAATATTTTAAGCGTGACTGGCTAAAGACGTACTCTTCACCGCATGAGCTTCCTACAAATCTTAGGATTTATGCAGCCTCTGACCATGCCGTCTCTATCGCCCAAGACGCAGATAAGACGTGTTTTGGATGCGTAGGAGTCGATGAAGACGACAATATCTGGGTGCTCCCGGACCTTTTCTGGCGTCGAGCCCAGACGGATGCCGTGTGTGACGGCATGCTGGATCAGATGAAACGAAACAAGCCTATCCTGTGGTGGGCTGAAAAAGGCCATATTTCAAAGGCTATTGGTCCGTTTCTTCGCAAGCGTATGCATGAAGAAAAGATCTACTGCGCCATCGACGAGGTAACCCCGGCTAAGGATAAGCAAACACGGGCTCAGGCGATCCGTGGCCGCATGGCCATGGGAAAGGTATACTTCCCGAAGTTTTCAACCTGGTGGACCGAAGCCCAGAACGAGATGATGAAATTCCCAGCCGGCCGTCACGACGACTTTGTGGACTTCATGGCCCACATCGGCATGGGGCTGGGTCTTCAGGTCGCAGCAGCTCCATCGGCCGAAAAGGAGAAAAGCATCAAGACCGGAACCCTTGCCTGGGTGAAGCATTCGGCCAACATGCGCTCGTGGTCTGAAAACAGGTTGAAAAACTTCTGGTCCTGACGACTATCTTTGAAAAACATGGAATCCAACGAACCTATCGGCCAAGAAGCCTTTGACCCAGACTCTCCCATGGAGGGCGAAGCGATGCCCGTCGGCATCAAGCGTGAACCGGATCCCGCCGAGAAGGCCGCACGGCGTGCCCTTGTCAAGGAATGGGAGAACCGTGTGACCAAGGCGAAGAAGCATTGGGAGCGTGTCATCAAGAACATGAAGGAGGACACGGACTTCTACATGGGCAAGCAATGGCCATACCATGGCGAGCGTGACGACCGATATGTCGCAAACATCGTGCAGCGCCATGTGCAGCAGCGTGTCGCATCGCTTTACGCAAAGAACCCGAAGGCCGTAGCCAAACGCCGCAACAAGCTTGATTTCCAGATCTGGAACGAAGAGCAAAGCCAGCTTCAGGAAGCCCAGGCCATGAACGAACTCACGATGGCCCAGACCGGTGGAATGCAGAATCCCGCTGCCCAGGCGTTAATGAACGACGTTGCCCAGGGCTTTGCCATGCGCAACCGCATGGACAAGGTCGCACGCACCCTGGAGGTCGTGTTCCACTATCTTCTT